GCAAGACCCTGGCGGTTCAGACAGTCTATAAGGAGCAGAGATGATTCTGACGAAGGAACTACTCGACAGGTTTTTTGGCGTAGTGAACAGAGGCAATCAGACCGATGCACGGGAATGGCTCCTAGAAAGCTAAGCGCGGGCTGCGCCTGTAGTGCCGGCAGTTGCAGTGCAGGCAGAACCAGGTGTATTTACGCCGATTGTCCAGCCGAGTAAATAGATGCCGTTTGACCAAGTAATGAGCAAGTGGAAATCGGGCAGCCTGCACAGTGGTTCTAAGAAAGGGCCAGTTGTGAAGAATCAGAAGCAGGCTGTGGCGATTATGCTCAGCGAGAAGCGCAAGGCCAAAAGCGGAAAAACGGAGTACCAGAGCAAGAAAGGTTTCCGTATATGAGCATCAACATCAAGCCGAGTCACCGTGGCCTCTTCACGAAGAAAGCGCATGCGGCTGGAAAGTCGGTGCAAGAGTATGCGAATCAGAAGGCTGGTGCTGGCGGGAAACTTGGCAAAGAAGCGAACTTCGCTAGAATGGCCAAACGCCATTGGAAACCTCTCAAGAAGGGATTCAAGATATAAATGGCAGCCAATAAAGTACTCCAAGTTTCGAATCCAACGCTCATCGACTCCGCAGTTACCGCCCCGGTTATCGGCAACGTGTTTTCCTTCGCAGAGCATCATGGCAGCGGAGACTTCAGCGCGATCTTCCAGGCAGTCGGCACCGTTACGACCATTACCGCTCAGCTAGAGATTAGCTTGGATGGTGGCACGACCTGGGCCATTGCGGTTACAGGCGCAAACTTCTTTCCCACAAATGCGGTAACGAACAAAGCGGTAACTCCGGTTATTTGTGGCGCTTTATACCGCGTGAACTACACGGCGGCTTCAGGGTCAATCAATCTATGGGCATGTTCAAACTAAGATTTCTAGCATTGCTTCTCTTTGCTTCTGCGGCATCCGCGCAAACGCAGACGCTTGTCTCAGGGACGCTTACTGACCCCAATGGCGTAGCCTATTATCCGGCTACGGTGATTGCTTGTCTTTCTCCTTCGACGCTCAATCCAACAGTAGGCGGAAACGCGGTCAATCCTCGTCCTGGGGCCAACTATTGCGTTGGTCCTGTGAATACCAGCGGTTCCGGATTTTTCTCAATGGCTCTCTGGCCTAATGCGAATATCGCTCCTGCTTCAACGACATGGGTGTTTACTGTGCAGGCTTCAGGGACTCCGCCCCCCTCCGGCAATGGCACGTTGAATTTTTCCAGTGCAGGCGTGACGATCTCCGGTGCTACACAGGATGTCAGCACAAACATCAACAGCGTCGGGACGGCGCAACTTAAAACCAGCGGTGTCTCTATTTCCTCTTCCATTCCAGGACAGCCAGGACTTACCTCAGTTCCAGTAACTTCCGGCCTGCTGGCTGAATATCGGATTCTGCCTACCGAGACGCCCGCTTCGCTTGTGGACTACTCTGGAAACTCACGCAACGCCACGGGAACGGTCGGGACAACGCCGACGATCATCGCTGCCACTGGGGGATTGCAGTGCAATGCCAATGGAGCGGTTGTTCTGCCTGCTGCCGTGAATGGCGCCCTCGATGTCTTTGTCTACATCGGCTATCAAGCGAACTATTCTGCCGGGGGAGGACAATTTGGAACGCCTGTGTTTCACTCCCCCATACAAGGAAACGGAAACGGGACCACAGTCAACAACTCCGGTTTAGCAATCACCGACTTCACAGTGAACGGCCAGTTCATACACTACGGAAATACGGTTTGGCCTAATAAGAGCGGGAACCTTACAGCAGATAGCGTTCAGGCTTTCAATGGAAATGGATTGCTCGAATGGTCCATGCCGGGGACGCAAGATAAGCTTTACCTCAATGGTACGGAGATGGCTTATGACAACTTCGTAGGTGGGTCTAGTGCTGGCGTTAATATCTTCCCGTTTCAGCTCTGCGGAGCGGCGGCAGGCTCTGGGCTAGGGAACCAGAGTTACTACCAGGGCCAACTCTACTATGTCGTTCTTTACAACCGCGTCGTAAACGCTGCTGAACGCGCGCAAATCTCAAATTACATCATCAGCACGATGGCCTCGCGTGGCGTGCCGGTGAACATGCAGTTCTCGACGCAGACTGGCGACAACGTGGCTTGCGTTGGCGATTCGATGACGCAGAGTTTCGGTGCACCGACGCATCCGTGGTGCGGTAATAACGCTAGCGGAGCGGCATTCTTTATAAATAGTCCCACTATCGTGAACATGGGTTCTCCAGGAGTGAACTCGGCGGAAACCGCCACAGCAGACCCGTCCTATCTAAATCAGTGGTTCCAAAAAAGTGCAGCTAGAAACGCCGCCATATTTATGATGGGCACGAACGATGCCTGTAACGGTGGATTCGTTGCGGCTACCTCGGCGGCTAATCTTGCCCAAACGCTCCACAGACAGAAACTTCCAAACGGGCAGAAAATCATCCTGTCAACGATTCCTGATTGCGGGAGTGGTTCGGCTTCCGCTGGTGTTCAGGCTCTTAACGCTTTTATCCGTCAATACTGGAGACAGTGGGGAGCGGACGCACTAGCAGATATTCAAGCTGACCCGAATTTAGGCGCTTCCGGTGCCAATGCCAACACCGTTTTTTTCACCGATACCGTGCATAATACCGCCACCGCTAACATCAACGATATAGCGCCGATCACACAACGAGCCTACAACCGCCTATTCGGTAACAATGATTTCTCGAATGCGACAACTTATTCTTCAGCAGCCGCTGTAGCAGTAGCGACAACCGCAGTCACGGAATCGGGTAACACCGTCACGGTTACAATGGCGGCTACTCCGGCCAACTGCCTAGTAGGGAATACAGCTATAGTTACAGGCGTCACGGCTGGCAGCGGAACGGCGACTGGTTATAACGCAACAGCGGCAAACGGAACCTACGGCGGATGGCAGATTCTTACCCGGTCTGCTACACAAATCACTTATTGGGATAATACAACCGGCTTGGGGGCAGCAACAGTGCAAGGGACTGTCTCTTGCCCGCAGATGCAGGACGCGGACCAGTACGCCATTGTGAACTTTGGAGCGGGGAACTATACACTCGAAAGTTGTGTCGGATACACAGGCCAGAACATCTACATCAAAAATGTGAACGCGGCCTCTTCAACGATTGTCCCCTTTAGTGCGGAGACGATCGATGGGGCAGCAACTCTCACGATTGCCAGCAAGGCCACGGTGATTTTGCAAAGCATTCTTACAAGTCCTTCGGCGGCAGGATGTTCATGGAAACAATTACAAAACAATTAAAGATAACCGTTCTTTTGCTCGCGGCGCTTGCCACTAGTTTGTTGGCATGGGCGATTCACGTCAAGGCGCAAAACAGTTGCTCCAGCGTAACGCTCTGCGGAACTTCTTCGGCAATAGGCGGTTCGCTTCTCGCTATCGGAGCGTCGGTTTCCACAACGGTCACTATCCAGGGGGCTCAAGTGGGCATGGTATGTATCGTACAGCCGAACGACGGAACGGACATGATTGTACTTGGAGCTATTCCAACTTGCACTGTTACTTCCGCGAACACGGTCACGGTGCGGTTGATTGCCATTCTTTCTCTAACGCCAGCATCGAAGAGTTACACGGTTAGGGTAATTTCATGAAGCGACTTCTCGGCATCTTCCTGATGGAGTGTGATGGCGACTAATCCCACAACACTGACCGCACAGGAACCGCAAGGCGCTCCACCTGACCCGAATAATCTTACGCGTGATTTGTGGTTCCCGCTTTGGAAACTGCTCGTAGACCTAGAACGCATAGACGACATTCCGCGCAGGGAAGAAGTGAAGCTGATTCTTCAGCGGCGGCTTTACATGCGTGGAGAGCAGTACTGGTGGTACGACAATTCGGCAGGAGCATGGTATCCGCCGAACATGCTGCCAGTAGGATTTGACGAAACGGATACAAACAGCGGTAATTTCAGGAATGTGACGAATATCTTCCAAGCGACAGGGCTTTCTCTTTCAAGCGTCATCACGCAAAACAATACCAGAGCACAATTCTTTCCCGCAAAGGCATCGGACCCGCAAGACGTATCAACAGCAAAGAATGCCAGCAAGTTCACCGATCAGATGCATAGGAAGAACGATTGGGCAAAGCGCATGGATGAATGCGGATACTTCATGTGCACGGACGGGTTTTTCGCCGCTCACGTGCGTTATGTGAGCGATGGCGACAAATTTGGCCACGATGAAAGGGATATTCTGTCTCCTGTCGAGGTGCCCATTGGTCCTTCGACTGTTTCCTGTCCATCTTGTGGGTATGAGTCAGAAGGAACTACCGAGACTCAGCCTACGTGTCCAGATTGCGGGGAACCGCTTACAGACAATCCTCCTCCGACTGCTACAGGTTTAGAGACTTTAGGCACTTTGCAGATTCCGAAAGGGCAGGAAGTTGTGAGCATGGTTCCAGCGTTGCAGATTCGCAGAACGGCTTACGCCGATGAGCAATCTGACTTCCTGTATATGGACTGGGTGACGGACATCGACAAGTCTGTAGCGATTGCGACTTACCCGGAAAAAGAGGACTTACTTTCAGGCACGACAGGCGGCGACGATGCAGGAACGGCAGCTAGTTATGAGCGCATCGCACGAAGGCTTCTTTATCTTGGCACAGGCAGACATTCAGGAGTGACACTTGAGGGCCTCGGAACGTTTCAACGGGCATGGATACGCCCAAAATCCTTTTACCGGATTACGGACAAGAAGCTTCGCGCTCAGTATCTCCAGATGTATCCAAAGGGCGTCAAGATTGTTTTCTACAATGGCCAGTATTGCGAATCGAAAGCGGAAAGCATGGATGAGGCGTGGGAATCCATGCAGACGATGCCCGGAGAAGGGTCGATCAGAGAGACGCTGATTAGCTCGATTCTGCCGATTCAGGACCAACTCAACGATTGCACGAATCTCCTGTTTGAAATCTGCATGAATGGCGTGCCGGAAGGCTTTGCCGCAACCGAGTTACTGGATTTCGAGGCAAGAAACGAACAAACAGCTTCGGCAGGGAATGTGACGCCAGTAGTTTTGGCTCCGAATCAGGATATTCGGGCAAAGATGTCGTTCACACCCGCCGTTGAGCCTTCAATGGCCATGATGAAGTATATCGATATGCTGATGAACGCCATTCCGCAGTTTCTATCAGGAAATTATCCAGCTCTTTTTGGCGGCGATACCGGCTCAAACGACACTGCGGCAGGAATTGCGATTCAAAGAAACCAGGCAATGGGCAGAATCGGAAGAGTCTGGCGCAATTTCCAGCAATTTCTGGCGAATGTCGATGCCAAAGCGGTGAAATGCTTTGCCAATAACCGAACCGAGGATATGGAAGTCGCTCAGCAAGGCGATACGGGAGAATTTGACACCGATTTCGTGCGGCTTGAGGATATGCAGGGCAATATCGTAGCTTTTCCTGAAGTGGATGCGCAGTTCCCGGTCCTTGAAGCCGATGTACGGGCGCTTTTGCTTAACTTGTGGAATGGCGGAAACCCGATCTTCCTTCAGACAGTCGCCTCCGCAGAAAACCTTGAATACATTTTTCGCATGATGGGCATTTCCGATATTCAGGTGCCCGGCGAGCAGCAAAGAAAGAAAACCAATCTCGATATTGCACAGCTTTCCCAAGAACAGCCGCAACCCGGCCAGCCAAGAGTTGGACCCGATGGAAAACCGACTCCTCCGCAGCCAGTTCCCAGCATTGTGCCGGATGAAAATGTTGATGATCTAAAAGTAGCAGCTGCGACGGCAAAGGCTTGGCTTATCAGCGACAAGGGTTTACAGGTAAAGCAGGCGAACCCTCCCGGTTACATTAATGTGTATTTGTTCTCGAAAGCGTGCGCCATGATGGAGAAGCAGCAGGAACTGCAGCAATTGATGGCTGCACAGGCGGCTTCTGGAACTGGGCCGATGGCTGATTTGGCAGGAGCC